CTACCGAGAACATGAAGGGGTTGGAGATCGCAGTGCTTGATACACTGACGGCACTGCGAATTCACCACCCCGAGCGCACAGCACTCATCAAGGACCTTGAGGCTACGGCGGATCGTATTCACAAGACGACCACGCCGGAGCAGATCGAAGCCTTGAATCGTTACGCCGGCATGTTTGCAGCGGGTAAGCCCGGACTTGAAAGCCTCAAGATTGGGTCTACGGAAGAAGGACTCACGCCAGAGGAGCGCCTCAAGGCCGCCGCTGCAGCAGCGGCCGGCGGTGGTGCAGGCGCATCGACACTTGCGACTCCTGGTGCAAGTGCAGGAACAAAGGGAAGTGGCAGTACGGCGGCGCGCGACTTGGACCGCTTGATGCTCGGTCCAGCCGCGCCCGGAATGCCATTTGGGGCCACACCCCTCGAGGGCCTCTATCATGCGTTGCGCGCTATTACGACAGCGTCTGAGAACACTACTTGGGTTGGCGGGCGCAACCTTACACACGCACCGCCGCTTCATATCACAGTTGTAATGCCGGATAAGACGCACGAAGTCTCGGACACAGCGATTCGATCGGCTGCTTCCGGTATAGACCCGGCTGGCGGCGGGTTTGGCTACGTCGTGGAACCGAAATTCTAGGAGGCTGACGTGGCAAACTTCGCGCAGCGACCCCTACTTCCGCACGACCCGTTTGGTGGAGGCCGCCCACTGCCGGATATAGAGGGCGTCTCTCTCCCAAAGACGGGCTTCACCGCGGTCAAGTGCTTCTTGGTGAACGAGAAGTCTGGCGAGTCGCTCGAGGTCCTCCTCAATCCGACTGCCTATCCTGAGGGTATCCAGGTCGTCTGGGCCAAGCAACCCGTTCTCGGCCTTTCCCACGAGGTCTTGCAATACGTTCGCACGGTGTCGATGCAGACGAGCTTCCAACTCGTGGTCTCTGAAGCCGTCATGGCGGAGTTCGGGATCACCCGAGCGCCGATCGACTATCGGAACTTCTTCCTCGGTCTTGGGTACCCCTTCGTAGAGCGCGATGCCCCGACCGACGTCCTGTTTGTGTGGCCGCAGATCACGTCTATCCGCGGTGTGATCGAGCAGGCACGCATCAACCACCAGCGCTTCAACCTCCACACCGGAGGGGCGATGGACTATACGATCGACATCACCATCATCGAGCGCCGGAGCTCTCTCCGCACGCACGCGCTGGCGCGGCAGTTCGGCTTCCGTGATCCAGACATTCGCCCTGTGCGCAGCCAAGTTCGTACCGAGTCCCCCATCGCCGGCGGACGCAGCCTGGGTGATTTCCCCATCGTTGTTTCCACGGTGGAGGCGGCGTAGATGCCGCCCTTTCCGGGATCGCGATACCTGCCAGGCGGCGTGCTCCAGCGCGACGTGGACGGCATCTCGCTACTTCCTGTGCGAGAGCCGTTTCTATTCGAGGAGCGCCCGGACAACACACTGCACCGGGTCATCTCGGGTGACACGCTCGAAAACCTCGCCGAGCAGTTCTACAACAACGCACTTCTCTTTTGGGTCATCGCCGACTTCCAGCCCGAACCGCTACTGGATCCTTCGGAGGATCTCGAGACCGGCTCCATTCTAGTTCTACCGTCCGTCGAGTACGTCAACTCCAAGGTGCTCGGAAGCCCTGAAGGCGCCCGAGTAATCTTGTGAACTTCTTCCTTGTGCTTGGTGACACGTGACACTGCAAGGACACGATCCAAAGAACCCGCGTGTTCGCTTCGGTTTGGAGGACGGATCTGCTCTGTCGGGGCTCGATCTCAACGGACGCTTGGTGTCCTTTGAGTATTCAGAGGAACTCGGCAAGGCGGACGAGAAGGTCACCTTAGTTTTCGAGAACAGTGACGGTTCGATGATGGCGTTGGAGCGCATCGCGCTCGGCGTTGCGATGGACGTGTCTTGGGGTTATCCAACGCTGTGGTCTCCTGTGCGTCGAGTCATCATTCGGAAGATCAAAGGCGGTGTGCCGCGGTCCGGTGCGCGGAATGCGGGTGGTAACGCGACGGTGACGTACGAAGGACACGGCAAGCTGGTCGACATGAACCGTCTTGTCGCCACGGATGCCGTGCGCCTGTTCCGGAACACGACGATCTCTGCCGTCGTTGCTGAGATCGCGCGGCGCAACGGATTCTCGAACGGCACTACATTCGTAGAAGACACAGAGCAAGTCCACGACACGATCGCGATGATGGTTGGTGAGTCGGAAGCTCAATTCCTTCACCGTTTGGCGCGTATGGAGAAGAACTTCCACTTCTCGATTTCGGACAAGGGCTTTCACTTCGGATCGGAACGCCTCGAAGATCCGTTGGAGACGATCACGTTCTTTCAGGGACCCGACGTGATCAGCTTCGAGGTCGAAGGCGATTTCACGCTGCCGAATCCGGATTCTCTCGTCGCTTCTCGCCCAACCGTTGGTGGTGCGATTGACAAAGCTTCTGGTAAAACGGGAGCAGGCTTGGTTTCGCGCGCCGGTCCGGCTACCGCCGAACGCACAAGGAACTTGGCGGCGTTCGATGAAGTACTCGGACCGCCTTCTCGAACAGCCGACAAGACAGCTATTCGTCGTCTCGAGAGCGCAGCGTTCAATACGTGGAAACTGAAGCTCACCGTCGTGGGGAACCCGCGCTTGTTCGTGCGTACCACATTGAACTTGGTCAATTTCGGACCATTGATCGACGGTCTGTGGTTCATCAGGAAGGTACAGCACAAGATTGAGTCGGGGTATCAAACAACGATTTGGATCGGACGAAAGGGTCTGTCCAAATCGACCGGTGTGCCACTGGTCGGTGGTTATACCGCCGGTGGTCGCACGCCCGGTGGTGGCGTTCCGGTGGACGGGGGTGTCGTGTTCCGTGTCTCCCCGGATGCGCTACGGAGACCGCGCTGATGCCGGGCCGCCCCGATTCGCCGGATGTCGATCGGCACTATGGTTTTTACAAGGGTAAGGTCGTCAACGTGTCCGATCCGGAGAAGCGCGCTCGTATCAAGGCGACCATTCCGGGTCTCATCACGCCGGAGACTGCGTGGGCAGAGCCGATCGGTTTACCCGGGTCCGGTTCTATTGGACGTCCTGACCTACCGCACGGCCTCGTCTTTGTGCCACCTCTGCAAGCAGTTGTGGTGATCGGCTTCTATCAAGGTGACTTGGACAGCCCTTTCTACTTGGCGGGACCGCCGCAGAAGACAGGAGACGCAAATCCTCTGCAAGACGTCGAGCCTCTGGACGCAGAAGATCAACCGAACGTGATGGTCACTGCAACAGCCAACTGGCAAGTCGTCTTGGACGATCGAGAAGACGCAACCCCACAGGTTTCGATCCTGCGTCGTGGAACAAATGACGGGCTCCGAATCACCATCTACGACAATGGGGACAGCGTCACCGTTCTAAGTGGTGGCTCTTACCTGTTCCTTGAGTCGCGAGCCGCCATCACGATCAAGGCGCCCAACATCAACCTTGATGGGGCTGTCGTACAGATTCGTGAAGGGGGCAAGCGAGTCCTGTAATGCCCAATATCCCGCGCCCACCGATTCCACCGGACGTCTGTCCGCCCGAACCGCCGGCGATCCCCGCGCTGGAGGTGACGTTTCCAGGCGGTGCTACGCTGCAGTCCTTCCCGACGCCGCGCGCCAGCATTGACCCGCTCCTCGTCGCGAAGACTCTGGTCGATCAGGCCGCGCCATTGTTGGGGTCCCTAGCACCATTCTTCAAGCTGCTCGATTTGGTCATGGGCTTGGTGAAGTTGGGACAGGCGATCCCAGACTCCATCACACAACTCAGTCCTCAGCCGATCATCGAAGCGCTGGAGGAACTCGCGCCCAAGGTCGCCGCTGTCATAAAGCTCATCCCGCAACTGTCCATCCCGGTGATGATCGTGAACTTGATCGATCTCATCATCGTGTTCCTGCAAGGATTGGTCGAGCAACTCGAGGCCTTCGCTGTTTCGCAGGCGCAGGGACAAGCCTTGCTCACTGATCCCAGCCCCGCCGCGCAGGCGATCGGTCAGTGCATCATCGATAGTACCAACACGAAGACTGCAAATCTCGTGGCAGGGCTTGGGCCCCTCGGGAAGATCTTAGAAATCGTCAATCTTATGAGTAGTTTGGCCGGACTCCCGGGGCTGCCTGCAATCGGGGACTTCACGACACCAGCGGAGGGTGTCGAACTACTCAGTGCTTTTGTTGAAACGATCGCGGATATACGCGACTCCATTCCGATCTAGCGCAGGATGCTGTAAGCTTCAGGGCAAGCACAAGGAAGAAGATGCCGGGTCTACCGATTGAAGGAAAGCAGAGCTTCTTGGGCTACGGCCTGGTTCTTCCGTTCGCCCGAACGGGTGGCGCGGACTTTCGCGCCGCGGGTGGGGCTACGCTCGTTTCCTCGTGCGTGAGTCAGATCGTTGGAACGGTTCAAGGAGAGTTGCGCTGGCGCCCTTCTTTCGGCTTGGACGCGGAGAAACTTCGGCACAAGAACATGAACGAAGGGCTCGAGGAACTCGGACGGCAGAAGGTCGCGGACGCGGTGAGCACTTGGGAGCCGCGTGTCGCAATCATCGATGCCGAAGTGCTTCGAGAGCAAACAGAGCGGACGCTGCGCATCCGAATCGTGTGGACGATCGAGGCCCGGAACAACCCGCGCAACCGCGTGCTCATTGATCCGATCACGCAGGAGGTGCCGATCTAATGAGCATCCTTCCTCGGCCAGAGTTCGACTACACGTCCCGGGATTTCGACGCCATCCGGTTTCGGCTCCAGGGTCTGATTCGTTCTGTCTTCCCGGACTGGACGGATTTTAATGTTTCAAACTTCGGGAATCTCTTGCTCGAACTGGACGCGTACGCTGGAGACACGAAGCACTTCTACATCGATGGAGCCGCGCGGCAGGCGTTTTGGCCTACCGTAGACCAGCGTGTTTCTGCGATTCGACTGGGGCGGCAGACCGGTTTCGCGCTGCCCGGTGCCACGGCAGCGACAGTCGACCTGACTTTCTCGCTGCCGTCTGCTGCGGCCGTTGCTGTACCGATCCTTCAGGGCACGCGCTGCAAGACGAAGGATCCGGCCAATCCGATCTCCTTCCAGACGCTCGCGGCGGACGTCATCGCAATCGGACAGACCTCGATCACGATTCCAGCAGAGCAATCCATTCCCGCGCAGGAGCTCTTCAATTCTTCCGGTGCGCCGAACCAAGAGTTCACGCTCTCCCAGACGCCGTTCCTTGATGATAGTGCCGTGGTCACGGCGGTGAACGGCGACTACACCGAAGTGGACAGTTTCCTCGGTGCGGGTCCTACTTCGCGTGTGTTTGTCGTCTTGGTCGATCAGTTCGACCAAGCGCGCCTCCGTTTTGGAACTGGGACCAACGGGGCTATCCCGCAGGGCGCGGTCGTAGTGGACTACAAGACCGGGGGTGGGTCGAACGGGAATGTGGACATCGATCAGATTCAGGTCTTGGATACAACCATCATCGACTCGAATGGAGACGTCGCACCGATCTCTGTGACGAACCTCGTGAAGGCTTCGGGCGGTGGACCGCGCATGACCGTGAAGGCTGCTCGTGTAGCGGCGCCGGCGGCTCGTCGCGTTCTGACACGCTGTGTCACGAAGGATGACTTCGAGACCAAGGCGCAAGAGGTGCCCGGCGTGGCTCGCGCCTTGATGGCGACATCGAACGAGAGCCCGGCCGTCCAGGAGAACACAGGGCTGCTCTACATCATCGCCAAGGGAGCTTCCTTGCCCTCGGGCCGCATCCTCGGCGCTACGCCCTCCCAGGCACTCCTGGACGAGGTTCTAGAGCAGGTGACGGTGAACTTCCCTCAGACGTTGACCTTTCTTGTCACGCCGATGGTTGCGACGTACACAACTATCAACGTGTCTACGCGTGTTTACCTGGCGACAGGATCCTCGCCGGCGGTCGTTGGACCGCTGATCGCGTCTAACCTGCGGGATTTCTTCGCAGTATTGGACGAGGACGGGCTCCTGAATACCACGGTGGACTTCGGCGCAAACCTGAAGGATACCGAGGGTGTAGTCATCGCGGAACTCGCCTGGTCGGACATCTTCAACGTCATCAGGGACACGGCGGGCGTGCGCAAGGTGGACGAGGGGCCGGTCGGCCTTCTGCTCAACAGCCTGCGTCAGTCCGTGGTGATTGGGGCGCTCAACTTCCCGCAGCTGGGAACAATCTCCATTACGAATGCGGCCACCGGGCTGCCGATGCCAACGGCGTAAGACATGGCCGAACCAATTGTAAACGCTTCCTTCGAACTGACCGGCGACGACGAGGTCCTGCCGACAGGTTGGACTATCGTCATCGTCAACACGTTCGAGGAAGTCGCCATCTTCGGGAATCGGCACGTTGGCTACGACGACTTCGAGCGGCAGTGGAAGGCACCGAAGACGCCGGCGACGCCGCCGTTCAACGACGCCAGTTTGTTCGAGCTCGAGGCTCCGAACGTTGCCCTCGCGTTGTTCGGCGGTCTCAAAGAGTTCGACGACTTCGAAGATGGCTGGGACAACGACGCGGGGTTGCTCGACGACTTCAACGCGATCTCGAGTTCGACGGCGGCGTTCGACACAGCGCCCGAGAACTTCGAGGACTTCGAAGAGGATTGGAAGGACCCGGCGGCGGGTGGTGCTCCGTTCAACGAGGCAAGCCTGTTCTCCTGGGATGACGTGACCGAGAGCGCTGCGCTGTTCAACAGTGGGGTTGATGCATTCGAAGCTTTTGAAGAGGGCTGGCGTTCGAACGAGAACTCGCTGTTCACGTTCGCGCCGACGGACATCGAGACGACTGGTTGGGGTGCGGCGGTGGCCCTTGCAACCTTCAACATGAACCAGGATCCGGAGGATCGCTTCACCGATGGCGCGGCCTATACCCCGCCGGCCTTTGCAAAGGTCGTGGCGATCGACATCACGGTTACCACTGGCGTGTTGGCCGACGCGTGGGACGTGACGTACACGAACGGGGCGGGCACCGCGGGGCAGGTTGGAAGTGTCGCCATTCCAGCCACCGCGGTCGTCGGGCGCCGTTTCATTCTGGAATTGGATGTAGCGGGTGAGGGCGTGCGTGATATAACGGACGCGGTTTCAACAGGACCTATCGCGCAGCAACTCGGAACGGCTACACTGAACGGATTCTTGAAGGACACAGAGGACTTCGAGGACGCCTGGACGTCCATGCTGTAAGACAAGGAGTGCAAGATGGCGGAGATCGACTGGGCAGTGATGGACGACGTTGTTTCGTCGTCCTCGATTCTGAGCGGTGTGACTGCGGGTGCGACCACACCACCGAACGGGGGTGGAACGTTCTTCTTCGGTTTCAACTCGCTGGTCGCGGACTTGGGCGTCGCGGGGCGCTACGTCGATCTCACGAACTTCAACCCGTACGTGAAGGGGATCTCCGTCCGTGCGGCGTTGAAGCGTGGCGTGAGTGCCGGCGTGACTGGGTTCGCTCCAATGCTGTGGGCGGGGATCCAGTCGAACCCGCCGAGCGTGAACGATCCGGGCTACCTGCTGTTCCTTTCGGACGACGAGCCGCACTCCATCGTATTGAAGAAGGGCGCCCCTTCCGGTGCGATGGAAGCCGTGGGCTCCGGTGTTCTAGCCGTGTCGTCCGCCACCTACTTGGCGGACACGTGGCTCCACCTCCGGATGGACGTGATCGCCAACCCGAACGGAGACGTGGTGATCAATGTCTTTCAATCGGATCTGAACCTGCACGCGGTGACCACACCCACTTGGGACGCCATTCCTGGCATGGCGCAGGTGATCGACGACTCCCTGCGTGTGCTTACAGGGTCTGACCCGTTGACCGGCGGCTTCGCAGGCTTTGCCTTCCAATCCGCCGCACTCAACCGACGTAGCTACGTGGACCATTTTGCCGTACAACGCCAAATTTGATGACTTCTTCCTTGTGCTTGACGGAGGTTGCGCGTGGACATTGATGTAGACGAGCTCGACATCGATCTTGGAGAGGCCCTGCTCGCGGATCTAGAAGTGGATGCGTACGAGTTGGTCTTCGTCGACAGCTAGGAGGCGGCATGGCTTTTCATCACAACCCGAACGTTTCCATCTCCGGTGCTTCCGATCTCGAGCGCTCGCGCCTGTTCTTGTTCACGCTGAAGACGCTGCTCAAGGCGCACGGCTGGGTGGCGAAGGGCTCGGGAACTGGGAACACCGGCGCATTCGACAACAGCGGTGTCGATCTCTGGGTGACGGCCGCGTCCGTAGTTGGGCAGGGCGCGTGGATTCGCCTGCGGCACTCGATCACCGGTACCGAGGCGATTCTCGCGATGCGGAACACAGCGGGCACGGAAGAGGACCTCGGCTTCTTGTGGAGTCGGCAAGCGGGTTTCGGCGGTGGAGCACCTTCCGCGACGGTCCCGCCCACAGCGACCGACCAAGTGCTGGTAGCTGATCGCGCCGTTTCGGACTGCACGATTCCGACAGCGAACTTCAAGGCGCAATTCATCTGTGACGATGCGTCGCCGTCATTCATTGCGTACGCGTCGACGGCGGGCCCTGTATTTCGACTGCTGTGCATGTTCGACTGGGCACGGAATGCCGTGGCGGGAGACACCTCCCCAGGGGCCGCTTGGTGGATCAGTGGGAGCCCCCTT